GTATCAAGATTATCTGATATAAATATTTCATTAGTAAAAAATAACTAATGAAATCTCTGTGTCTTATAAACAATAAGAAAAGAAAAAGTTAGTTCATTTATAAGAGTTCTATCCGGAAAAGAAACGAATGGATTATTCTCAACTAGAAAAGTATACATGTGCTGAATTGAGAATTTTAGCAGAAAAAATGGACTTGCACGTATATAGAGGAAAATCTGATCTAATAAGAGTTATTACAGAGGCTTTTAAGGAATACGAAGAGTATAAAAAAGAAAAGATAGACAAGTATGAGCGTCTTGAACAGCTTGGAGAGAAAGGGAAAGAAGGGACTACTTTTTTGGTTAGAACTAAAGATGGTATGGAGTATGCAATGAAGACATTTCGAAAGCAAAAATCTTCGATAAATTTAAAAAAAGAGTCTGAACTTCAAAAGATGGCAGCAGCTATGGGTGTGTCTCCGGAAGTTATTGAAATAGATACAGTGTCAAAATATATTGTGATGGAAAAGATGGATACTCGTTTGGTTGATGTGATTAAGAAACAGGAAGGTGTATTAACAAAGCATCAGCAAAAACAGATATTGTCAATATACAAAAAATTGGACAGAGCACGTGTCTTTCATGGTGATGCAAATCTTCTTAATTATATGTGTAAAGGGCGTAAATTGTATATAATCGATTTTGGTATGGCTAAAGAAATAACACCGAGTTTAATTAAGAAATTAGGTACTGAAATTCCAAACATGCATATTATGACTCTTGGTCTTGCACTTAAACTTAGAGACTTAAAATATAATCCTTCTTCTTACGCATATATAGTTAAACATATTTCAGAAGATCACAGATCACAATTTGGATTTTCTGATTAGATCTAAGGGAATATTATAGAAATGAAAATAAAATGAAACCTTGGTGGAGTGATAAATGGGGATCTGATGCATTATGTGGAATAACTCAGTCTCGTTTACGTCCTGGAAATAATAAAAATGGTTTTCCTCGAACTATCACTCTTGATTGTTCTCATCGTTTTTACACAGGTGCTTTATTAGAGTGGGCATCAAAATGCCCAGATAAAATGCCAACTTGTCCATTATGCCGTTCATCTTTTAATGTTTCTGTCTTATATAAGTCGTAAATATAAGTTCCTCTTGCCATAGGATGTAATTGGTTGACATTTTTAAGTTCTACTTTTGGAATTTTATACTCTATGCATTCATTATGGTTAGAATCTACAATGTAAATAGTTGTATTATTACAATACACATATTCATCTGGTAAATTAGCTTCTATACTAGCATATATTTGTTCAACAGACTGTAATGGAAGCTTATTATATTCACGTTGTTTTTCAGCCATTCTAGCCTCCATATGTCCGTACATCACACCCTCCATACATTTTGAAAATACAAGTATTGAACACAAAAGTTTCTCAAAATGTACTTTATCAAGTCTGCAAAACCCTGCAACCTCCGAAACTCTTTCTTGCACCTGGTGACGAAACGTACGAACTGCGTCTATTCTAGTATTCTTGTCGGTATATGCAGCTCTTACATATCGTGCTGCATCTGTGACACCTTTCAAAATGTAAAGATTGTAAAACGGAGACGTAATCTGTTTCTCTATCTTGACAAATTCATTTACCATCGAAATATATGATTTATGTATACTATCATAGTTTTGTTTTTCCATTGGTATTATCACTAGAGTTTGTAGAATATCCATACAGTAATGATCATAATCTTCAAAAAGGGTAGAACCCTTAGCAACTCCTTCTAACATCTTTAAGACTGCGTCTGAAGCTGATTCTTCGTCTCCTTCGTCCCATCCGGATCCCCAATCAATGTCTAATGGACCAAACAAATTTCTAACAACCCTTCGAAGCTTTCTGGCTTTCTTTGTATTTCTCTTGTCTTTAATTTCACCAGATACTGTTACAAGAAAAAGTTTTGGATCGGCTACCCAGTCAAATCGATCACTCATAAATCCAACACATGTATGTCCCATACTAGGCCACAGTGGTCCATCTTGCATATCATTAATATAAGAAAATCCAAAATCTATTATTATAGGATAGTGACCGTGTGTAGGAATTGCAAATTGATTATCTTCATCTAGAGCATATAGAAATACTGCATCGCGAGAACATTTACGCATCATCACATTAAATGAATGAAGATCATAGTGCGAGAATTGTTTTTTCCTTTGTGCGATTGATATAGCCATAAGTACTTGCTTGATTCCTGCATAAAGGATATCTTCATTTATTCTTTCTACAGCGCGAATGTAATTGTAAAATTTGCATGATCTATCAACATATTCACATAGTAGTACTTCCTTTTTAATGGGATGATCAACTTTTCCTTCTTCTGCAAATGGACAACCGGCGTTCTTCTTTGCTCGTGGATCTATTGTACATATTTCAGTTCCATATGATCTACAAAAATGAGGACAATAAGAAGAAATTTCATTTAATCCATTCATTACAGCAGCCTCATGATGTATTAAATAATTGATATATTGAGACAATTTGAATACATATTTTCCTTTTTCACGCATTTTAGATGGAGTAAGGAGACCAACAACACCCTGTTTTCCGGGTTTTTCAAAAATTGAGTCGAAAGAGAGCCATTCACGCCATGGCTTTCCATTATTTTTTTCATAATAAGAGAGCAATTCGTCGTACCCTGCCCCTGTGCTTAAAGGAGACATTTTCGACATTTATTACTTTTAAGGCACCACTTTAAGTATATTTTAGACAATTGAGATTCGTGTTGGTCTAAAATATCTTTTTTATTTAGTAAAGATAATGCAATCTAGATCAGCACGGCTTAGAAAATATGCAATAGTTTATGAAGAATGTCTAAAAAAAATGGCCGACAAAAAATCTAAACCTTCAAGATCAAGACGTGTAAAGATTCAAGATTCTAAAACAGAAAGACAACTAAACTCGTACCAAATTTTTGTGAGAGATGAAAGTCGAAAGACTAAATATGTTGGAATTTCTGCACAAGAACGTATGGCAAAATTGGCAAAGGAATGGAAAAAATCTAAAGATAGAAAATAAATAATGAATAATGAAAAAATCTGGTGTGATAAGACATAGAAGAAATCTTCAAGTTCTCGTTCACGAAGACGCCGTACAAGGTTATACACACATTTATTCACCTATTTGTCACAAAGGTAGAATATATCCATACACGGAGGATGCTGGGGCTATTTTTGAAGTAATATTTCGAGAAAGAAAATTAACAGTATCTGTTGTGTGTGATGGACATTCAGGATATAAAGCAGCGAATTTGGTTTGTGAATTTATACCCACTATTTTCGAATATTGTCTAGAGTTATCATCTGATGATATACAAGCTGCATTATCTATATTGTTTAACAAGACTGCAACTCATATCAAAGATAATCCAAACCTTATTGGAATAAGTGGATGTACATGTAATGTAACAGTATTTGATCTTGAAAAAGAAAGTGTTTATATTGCAAGTCTTGGAGATAGTCCAACTCTTAGATATCGTAAAGACTCTAATGGTAAATATCATCTTGTATGGAGAACGATCGATCAAGATTGCGCTGATTCTGAGGAAATCGAGAGAATGGTACAAATACACAAAAAGAATGGTCAACCAAATGCGACATCTGAAGATGTTGTATATGAGGTTTTTGATTCAGGTGAACCATCCGGAATATGGAGAAATAAACGTACGCAAGCAATGCTACATTCCAGTTTTGGTGATATTCCATGTGATTATTATCCAGGAATTGTGAATACTGTACCGCGTATATATTCACAAAAATGGACTCCAAAACAACGTTCTGATATTTGGATTCAAACGACAGATGGTTTACTAGAATGGTTGACCAAAAATAATTTGGGTATTAAACCTTGTGGAGATTTTCGGATAAAAGAAATTGCAACACATCTAGACGCTTGTTATCAAAGTGATAATATCGCAAGAGATCTACATTCTGCGCAAGTAGAATCTATGTTAAGAGAAAGAATAAACTCGTATCCAAGACGTAGGGATAATACAAAGGAATGGATTGAGAAGAATTTTGATAATCACCTAACGAAAGTTTTTATGAGATAAATATTGTAATATTTTGCGTATATTTAATACATATACGCAAAAATAAAATTGGGGTTTAAAGAAATCTTCTTTAAATAATAAAAATGATCTCAGCTAAGACAGGAGCATCTCTTGTGTTTCCGGACTTTGATGATATTACAGTATCGACTAAAACATTCACCGCAACTACAAATTTGAATATCAAGATTGATTTACTGTACGAAAAACTTCCAATTACTTCTTATGTTGTCACCCCCAAGAAAAGGGGTCGAAAGAAGAAGTGTGAACAAGTTGATCATAATAAGTCTATTAAATCGGGTTCTATAGTTACCGTAAAATATGAAGATGAAATTCGTGGAGTAGAGTTAAAGCCGAAAAAATCAAAAACCGGAAAGAAGAAGAAATGGTTTCGTAACTCTATCACCGTTGTTATTATTCTTGATAAACCTATCAATTTTAAAGTTTGTCGCAATGGAACATTCCAAATGACTGGATGCAAATCTCATGAACACGCTGATCAATGCGTCAAATACATCTGGAAATATATGAAAGAATTTCAAGATATTTACACTTTTACGAGAGGTTCTGACCTAGAAGCCATATTCATTCCTTCCATGCGCAACATCGACTTCTCACTCGGTTTTATTGTAGATAGAGAAAAATTAAATCAATATATGTGCACTCAAAAAGAATTTCACTGTCTCTTAGAGACCTCTTTCGGATATACGGGTGTAAATATCAAAGTCCCACTTGATAAAGACATCAATACTATGAGAGTAAAAAAGATTTGTGAAAAAAATGGTGAATGGATTGAGAAATGGACAACATATAAAGAGTATCTAGAAATTCTCACACCCAAAGAGAAAGATGTAAAGTTACAATCAGATAGACATAATACGTTCTTGGTCTTTCATAGTGGAAAGGTTATTATGTCTGGATTAACATCTGAATTTATGAAAGATGTATATTATTACTTTCTTAATATAATTAGAACTTCTTTTGATAAGATTGAAGAAAGATTGTCTCCTGAAGATGATGATGGAGAATTGTCTCTAGAAGAAGAATTAGCTTTATTAGAATTATAAACAAATACATATTTTTTTTTCTTATCTCATAATAAAATGGTGGATGATCTCTCAATGAAATTATTTTTGGGATTTATTCTCATGGTTGGACTGGTACTGACTATATGGTCGTTTGTTATAGCTGGAGATGTTACTGACTGCAATGTAAAAGCTCAAAACGCGGTTAGAGGTCTCTTGACTGTGGGTGTTTGTCTATTCAGCGTTAGCGCAACAATTAGCGCAGCAATGTATTTTTGTGATTGCACAACCATAAAAGGCAAATCTATTACTACGGACAACAATTTCCTAGGTTTCGTTGTTTTTATTTTAGCTCTTAGTGCAACAACGGTTGGTTTAGTCTCGACTATTCATAAAGAATGCGAGGCTGCTAGGAAGAATACGGGCAGTCTGATATGGCTAAGTAGTTTGTCTACATTTGGTTGTTGTGTATATCTTGCATATAGAGTTTGGAAGGTGTGGCAAGCTAAGAAGGCAAGTGCTGCCGGTAGTCCTGGCGGTACAGCAGAGTCTGGTAGCCAAACTGTCTCTCCCGGTACCGCAGACTCCGGATCCAGTTTTGGAGGATGAGGCGCTGCGTAAACTTTCTATATATTAAAATTAAAATAACTGATAATGACAATTTCTTATAAAACCCTTCGTTGGAATATTCGAAATTTGAAATTAGTTTCTTGATAAGTTACAAAATGTACTTTGACGTACTAGCACCAAATCCTGCAGAATTGTCACCTGGAGTGTTAGAAGGTGGTAATACTCTTTTTTAT